ACCAGTGATACCAGCAAATACTTCACCTGTTCCGAAAGCAACTAAAGAAGCACCGATAGCTGTTAAACCAGCAGCAACGCTTAACATATTACTTCCATCTATCTTAGATAGTTGTGTTACTGAATCGGTAACTGCATTAACAACACCAACAATTGCATCAGAGATGGCACCAACAGTACCCATAATAACGTCACCGATTGCACCAATAACATCAGGAATTGCATTAATTGCCGCTAAAAATACATTTTGGAAAACGTCAGCAACTTTCGTTAACACGGGTGCGATTGCCGCAAAAGCTGGTGCAGCATATTCTAATGCTTTACCAATACCCATAATTGCTAATGTAATAGCAGCTAATCCAACTAGAGTTAATGGATTAGCTAATGCTGCTAGACCTGTGGCTAAACCTTCAAAGATACCAGAGATAACACCTCCAAGTGCTCTACCAAGCCCTTTGCCGATACCACCAATAGCATTACCAATTTTACCCATAAAGCCACCACCGCTACCTTGTTCAGTTGCCTGAACAGCTCCAGCAGTATCTTCAGATCCACCAGCCGCAGAACCTCGTTTACCTGCCATAGCTGCAGTGTTTGAAGCAATTTGTTGTAGTAAATCGGTTTGTGCGTTTAATGTTTTTAATTGTTCAATTTGGGTTTCGTGAGCAGCCATCTGAGCTGTACCAGTATCTTGAGATACATTACCACCCATCTTATTCAATACATCAGGTACTGGGGGAGGAGCAGTTGTGCCTGCCGTATTACCACCCATTGGATTTGCTGCGTCTTTAGGTGATTTCCCAGAATTTACAGAATTGTACGTGTTTAATGCAGCGGTTCTTTGTTGCATTGCTTGAGAATTTTTAATCTCAGTATCATTTGCGCCAAGTCTTCTTAGACGATCAATTTGACTTTGAGCACGTAAAGCGTCTTCTTTAGAAGTTCTAGATGTAACAGCATCTGCTTTCAACTCGCTCATCTTTGCACCAGGTCTCAATGCTTTATTACGTTTGATATAATCTAGGTCTTCGATCTTATCACGAACACCTTTGAACATAGTAAATGGACCAAGAAGTTTCTTTTTAATTGTGTTTGGATCAAACGCATCAGCCATTTTAGTTTTGAAGTCTTTAAATTTGTCTCCAAAACTTTTCCAGTTCTGATTGGCTTTTACCATCGCCTGGATTTGTTTTTCTTGAGATGCTGAAATCTTCTTTAAAGATGCACTAGCTTCCTTTTGAGCATCAAGTTGCATTTTAGCAACTGCCAAGGCTGCCATTTGAGCAGCAACAGAACCACCACCTTTGTCATCAGCAACAGTTGCAGAAGCAGAATTAAGCTGGTTTATTTGTTGGGTCTGTTGATCCAAAACAGAGGCAATGCTCTGTAAAGAGACATTAGCCTTATTAATGCCTCTCGCCATACTTTTTTGCTGCTTACCTCTTTTTGGCATTTCTTATCCTTTGTTTAGCCTTGGACACTTACATCCTCTTTTGAGATTCTATTCTCTGCTTTTCTTCTTCTAAATACTGCACCAACATATGAATATAGATCTCACGCTCGAATGGTAACATATCTTCAAGTTCTGCTAACGAATATTTATGATATTGCATAAGTGAAAAATTCATTCGGTAGTAGTTCTGTAGAGATTCATGGCCAAGGCATGCTAGAAAAAATTTGCGATTCCTTCCAATGATTGCTTATGGTGTTTCCCACAAACAGGACATGTATATTCAACCGTATGCTGCATTTTCGGCATAGTAGTAAAGAATGTTTGAATCTTTAAAAACTGATCAGTTGTCAGATTATTTAAAAACTCAAGCATTTCTTCCTCTGATGTTTCAGCTGCATGATATACTTTTTCACCATCATAGATCATACTGATACTTCTCGCAACAACTTCAAAAATTTCATCTATATTTTCAAAATCTTGAACTTGTGAAGCATCTTGTAGCGATGGATATTTCATCACAACACCAACATCTCCGAAAAGAGGGATTTTGTTTGTATGTCCTTCTGGGACGACAACTTCAATCTCAGATAGGTTGATTGTTACTTTAGATTTTGCTTTTTCATTTAGTTCGCCATGGTCTTCATCGCACATAAAGAATAGGTCAACGTTTTCACCAACAGACTTTCCTCTAATTTGTAAGAACATGTATTCTAAATCAAACATCGCTAATGATTCAATATCAACTTTATCTAATAAACATCCTTGCAAAACTGTCAGAAGACTATCAACCATAATCTTTGTGTCTTCAGATTGTTGTGCGATTAATAGTGCTTTTTCTTCTTTAACAACAAAAGGTCTATATCTAACAGTTTTTCCTGTTGATGGGATCTTAAGGTTAAACGTTGGGGTTGATTGCATTGGTAAAGCCATAATTATTCTCCTTTATTCATATTGCTAATCATCTTGCTCAATTCAGCAGTGCTACCTACAAAGATAGCGTTGTTAGTTGTGTTTCTCGTACTTTCCTTTTTGGAAGGTTCTTCAAGTTTCTTTTTCTGTTGGTGTATATCCATTAACTGTTGGTTGATATCTGCTAATTGCTTCATCAACCCACCAACAACTTCAAACGCTCTTGGATGTTCTGATTGTTTTGCTACAGTTAAAGATGCTTCTAGTGCTTCTTTACCTTTAAGAAGCAATTCTCTAAGATTACTTCTAGTTATCTCATAATCATCTTCAATTTTGTCTGACGTATGGATTGTATGTTCTGAATCAACAACTGCAGGAAGAATTTCCTGTTTTGGAGTTGGCTCGAGTCCAAAAGTCTTTGACAAAGATTCATCAATATTCATATTATAACCTTAATTAAAATCTAATGCTAGGCATCTTTGAAGTAGCTTTAGAAATACCTCTCATAGCATATTGGCCAACTGCTCCAGTTAAGAATGTACCAGCCTCTCCCAGTTCGCCAAGATATTTGGCTTGGAATCCTTGGAAATCATTAATATACTTCTGCAAACCACCAGCAGATTTTTCTAAACCAGTAAGTTGATCTTGAGAAATTGGTGTAGCCATCCAATTTCTATATTGGAAAGTTACATCTAAACGCATTGTTTCTTGATTATTTCCTGCGTCTAAACTTATTGTACCAATAGATTTTGGGAACACCTCATCCAATAAACATAGATATGTTACCTTGTCTTCCAGATCTTGAATTCTGATAGACATTGTTGTTGTATAATCTTTATACCAACCAATATTCCTATTTATTGGGTTAACTATCTTCTTTGCCCACTCATCAAATACATCTTTAACCATCATTTTACGATCAACGTGAAATGTTAAAGTTATTGGATCAAATATTCTATCATAGATAACTTCTCTAGTTTCACCAAAAGTTCTATTAGAAGTTGATGAAAAATTAATACCAGGAAGGGTTGCTTTCTCGCAAAAAAGAAGAAGTCTTCTTTTATCTTCATTACTAGCTCCAGGAGGAGAGAAGTCTACGGTGAATCTATTATTTCTAGCAATACCTTTTGTTTTTATCTCACCAATAAAGTCTTTTTGCCTGTTGGAAGATACTTGGGTTTTACCATTAATTAGTTCATTAATTTTTTGTGAGACAATTCCAGCCATTATTTTCTCTTTCCTTTTTTGTTTTTGCCTTGATTAATTTTGTTAACATATTGACGAGATTTATCCCAGATACGGTCGTCAGGTAATTTAACAAATTGTTCTACTGGCAATAATACAGCAGTTGCCCATTCATAGGCACGTATTTCTCTAAAGGTTGATCTCAAACCAGCAAAGCTGTAATTTTTAAAACATGGGATTGCTGCAGCAAATTTTCTAACATCTCTGATAGCTGCCCAAGTAAACTTTAAACGAGTTGTCTCGTCCATTTTGTTATTAGTTTTATACATTAATAACCAATACAATAACTGCATTCTCATCTGGTAAGGTAGATAATGTAGGTTTAAACCGCTAAAACCTTCAATAGTTCTTTTATATAAAATTGTACATGGGAAACGATCAAAATATGGGATTTTATCTTTATGTACTGGATCATAGATATACATGTACATTTTCCCAGGCATTAAACGTGTTGTTAACTGAGAAGGGTTTCCTTTTAATACTGTTATTGGAGCCTGGACTTGTTTCATTAATAAAATCATCTGTTGTTCATACCAAGCCTTTGATTTTCTAAATGCTATTTTAAGATCGTACTTATTCTTCTCGAAAATATCGAGAGCAGCGATCTGAGCAGCAGTTCTAGATTGTTTGATAGCAGTAGGCATAAATACTATTTAGGCTGAAATTCCAAGTTCTTTTTCTGTTATTAGTTTAAACTCCCAACCACGGTCTTTTGCGTAATTTGTCGCAGCTTGCCATTTGGCTTGGTTTTTAACGAATCCATAAGATTCAGCAATATACTTTTGTGTTCTGCGACCAGGGAATTTGGGAGGATTTGTATATTTTAATGGTTTGATTTCTATTAGATAAGTTTTTAAAGAACCGTCGTTCTGTTTAATAGTTATTTTAAAATCTATGAAATATCTGTGTAGTTTATTGTCAGTTGGACAAATATAGGGAATTATAGTTTCCTCAGAACTCCATCTTACTATAAAAGAACTAGAGTCACACCATTTAGCGAACGTTCGTTCCCATGAAGACCTACACCATATGTTCGAAACATCTCCAGAGTATTTTTCTGGATATGTTGGAATGTATCTTGATTTATGGAACATAAATAACAATAATATCTAAAAAATCTATTTAGGGAAAAGATATGAACTTTAGCATTTCTGAACTAGGTTCAAAAGCATGGAAAGCGACCGAAAACAAAATCGCTGATGTTTCGAACAGTTTAAATAAAGCAACGCTGGCACCAAGACAAAAATTTGGTTTAGAATCAGCTGGCAAATTCAATGTAAACAAATATAAAATAGATCAGCATTCTTATCCAATAGATTTGTTGGAACCAAAATATGGTGGAAATTATGCAGTTTTTTATATAAACGTTTCTGATGATTCAAAACTTAATGTGGCAGAAAACACTGTAGAATTAGACTCAGCTACTGAAAAACGTATGCGTGGTGGTTTAGTTGCTAAAAATTTATCTGTTACGCAATTAGCAGTAGCTGCTGGTGGATTACAAGTATTAGAGGGTGCAGCTGGTGGATTTAAAAAGGGTGCTCAGGTTCAAAAAAGTGACGGCACTACAAAAAACTCTAAAACTTCTGGAGCAGCAGCAGGTGCTGCTGAGGCAATTCCAGAGGCATTAACAACTGGTCTTGGTATTGCTGTTGCGGGTTCTCTTGCACCAAATGCATCAAGAAGCCAAAGACGTTTAAAAACTGCAATTGCTCTCCATGTTCCAAATCAATTATCAATAAGATATGGTACTACATGGTCTGAGGTTGATACTGCTGGTTTACAAGCAGTTGCTGATGCTGGTAGTGCTCTCGCTAGTGCAATTAGCGACTCAACTAATTTAGCAAAACACGCTGGTGCTGGTGGTGCAGTAGTTAGAGAAGCAGCAGCAAATTTAGCATTGACAAAATTACCAAATAAAGGTGCTATTTCAGCAGCACTTGGTATTGCTGCTAATCCGAAAAAAGAACAAACATTCCAAGGTGTAGAATTTCGTAAATTTTCATTCGATTATCAATTTTATCCAAGAGATGAATTTGAAGCTCAGAATGTATTGAATATTATTCATCAATTCAAACTACATATGCATCCAGAATTTAAGAGTGAATTAAACTATGTTTGGATCTACCCTTCTGAATTTGATATCATTTACTATACTGATGGTACAGAGAATTTGAATATTCATAAACATACATCTTGTGTTTTAGAAAGTATGAATGTTAATTATACACCAAATGGAAATTTTTCAGTTTTCTCAAATGGTATGCCAACTCAAATTAATATTTCTCTAGAGTTTAAAGAACTACAGCTTGCTTCTAAAGAAACTATTGGTGAAACTCCAGGAGGACTATAATATGTACTTCAAAGATTTCCCGCAATTTTTATATGATTTTAATTTTGGTAATACAACAAAAACAAACGTTGTTGTTGATGTAACAAGAAATATTCGTTTCCGTAGAGATATCCTATCAAACATAACTCTATATGATCAGTATGATATTATTGATGGTGAAACACCAGAGATTATTTCTGAAAAGTTTTATGGTACACCAGAATATCATTGGGTTGTTATGCTTGCTAATGAAAAATATGATTATAGAAACGATTTCCCACTAGCTGAATCTATTTTACAAAGACATATTGAGACTGTTTATAATCCAACCCTATATTCATCAGACTGGTATTGGGATACGCACGAAGACGGTAATTTATATTTTCATATTAAAATTACCAGTGTTAATACACCCTTTTATCCAGAATATTTAACAGCGCAGGTTAAAGTTACATTATCTGATGATGACTTATCATGGAGTCAAACTTTTGATTTTCCAAGTAGTGATGTTACATTTGACGTAACTACTCAATATTTTGCATTTAAAATTTCTACAGTAAATGCAACTTGGTTACTTAATCACGGTACTTCTACTTCCACTCAAACTGAAGGTGTTGGTGCAGTCAAACTTACAATTAATACAACTGGAAGAGAACACAACCCTGTATATTATGTTAATTCTACTGGGAATATTGTTAATCCTGGTAATGGTGCTATCCCAGTAACTGGAGATACAATTCATCGTACACAAAATGATCAAAAGAGAAGAATTAAAATTATATCTCCTTCATTGTTAGAATCTATTTTAAGAAATTACGAAGACGAATTAGCTTGATATGTCAAAATTTATAGCTGGAAATTCTTTACGTTTCGCTGGTGACGTAAACATAAACAAAGCAACTTTGGTTTCATCCAAAGGTGTTTTCCTCAATGTTACAGCTCAAGTTTTAGGTATAAGAATTTTTGAAGATATATTCTCTCCATTTATTACTGGAGTCCTAGTTCTAAAAGAATCTTTTGATTTACAGAATCTTTTACCATTAATTGGTGAAGAGTATTTAGAACTCGATGTTGAGACCCCAACAATCCAAACAGCAAGGATTAAAGGTACATTTCATGTATACAAAATGGGTGATAAAGTTAATATGGGAAATGCTTCAGTTGCATATGAATTAAATTTTATTTCTATTGAAGCACTCGTTGACATGAATAAAAAGATTAGCAAAGTTTATGCTGGTAAAATTTCTGATATTGTATCACCGTTCGTATATGACAGCATTGATGGTCTTGAAAGCGGGAAAAAGTTTTTAATTGAGAATACTAGAAATACAATTAAATATGTTTCTCCGTATTGGTCTCCAATTAGAAATTTGTCATTTTTAGCTGAGAACTCTATTTCTGAAACGCAATCTCCATCATTTTTATTTTTTGAAAATAGAGATGGTTTTAATTTTAGATCTTTAGAAAAACTTTATAAAAACGAACCAAGAATTAAATTTGTAATGGACAAATATACTCGTGATAGTTTTCCAAAAGGTGGTAACATTCTTAATATTGCAGAAGATTATAGACGTATTGGTACAGTTGAGTATACATCGTCTTATGATTCTATAGATAGAACCCGTTCTGGTATGCTTTCTTCTAAACTTATATCTTATGATTCTACAAAGAAATCATATACAGTTAAAAATTATTCTGCTAAGAATCGTTTTAAAACTCAAGTCCATTTAAATGATAATCCTCTATTCAGCGATAAAGCAGTTGCTCGAAGTAATGCAACACACATTCTTTTCCCAAGAGCATATGAGACATTTACAAGTTTCGGTGATACAACTAACGCACGTATTCTACAAGAACGTATTTCTTTTATGAAAATGGCAGAAGCGCACAAAATAACAATTAATGTTGCTGGTAGATTAGACTATACTGCAGGAGTTGTTGTTGATGTTACTTTATATAAGAAACAACCAGTAAAAGCAAAAGATGCTGCAAAAGATTTGATTGATACGGTCAATAGTGGTAGATATATAATATCAGCTATACAGCACAATATAAAACCAGCTGGCCATGATTGTACAATTGAATTAATTAAAGATTCAATGAGAAAGAAAACATAATGCAAATATATTTTGGTATTGTTGAAAATAGAAGCGACCCACTTCGTTTGGGTAGATGTCAAGTTCGTGTAGTTGGTCTACATACACACGATAAAAACCTATTACCAACTTCTGATTTACCATGGTGTGCATCGTTGCAACCGACAACATCAGCTGCAATGAATGGTATTGGTTACAGTTATGTTGGTCCAGTTGAAGGGACTTCTGTTGTAGTTACATATCTTGATGACTCATTACAACAGGGTCTTATTATGGGTGCAGTTGGTGGTATTGCTACTGAACCAGTGCCTATTGATTATGATGACTCTGGTCCAATTAATACATCAGGTGTTAAGAAAACAGTAGAATTAAGATCTGTTCCTGGTCCAACCACTGGAAATAAATTAACATTTTATGATCCAGTTTCTTCTAGAACTGACATTACTTCTCAGTTAACTGCTAATATGCGTGTTAGTGGTTTTGGTATTGATTATGGAACAACTATCGTTTCTATTGACAGTGGTACAGAAATTACAATTTCATCTTCCGTTAGAGATTTTGGTGAAAATCTTGTAGAATTTACTGAACCATTGTCAAATTCTACAGCTGTAGTTGAATCAAAAACTAATATTACAGCTTCTACTCTTTCACAGCAAGCTGACCCAATTAAAACTACTCCCGTTAATTCTGAGATTCCAACACTTCCACCATTACCAGAATTTAAGAATACTCAAACTAAAGCATCTGAAGGTATTAAAGCTCTTATTGCTGCATGCGATAAGATTGGTCTAACAACTAAAGAACAGAAATGCGCTTTACTTGGTATTGTTGGTGGAGAAACTGGTTGGATCCCTCAAGAAGAAAATCATAATTATAGTTCAGAATATAGACTTAAAGAAGTTTTCTCTTTCTTAACAGATGAAGAAGCATTAAAATATAAAAACGCTACAAAAAACGGTATTTCAAAAGCTGAATTTTTTTCGTTTATGTATGGTCCAACAAAACGTGGTAAAGGTTTCCTTGGAAACAAAACCGATGAAGATGGAGGAAAATATTATGGAAGAGGACTTATTCAGTTAACAGGTAGAGCTAATTATGAACAGTTTGATAAATTAGCAAAACAGTATGATGGAACAGTTGATATCCTTGAAAACCCAGATAGCCTTAACAGCGATATTAACGTTTCTGCTCTAATAGCTGCTCTTTTTATTAAAACTAAAACTCCAAAGGGTATTAATATCAATGCCCACCCAGATTATTTTTATGCAGCAAAAGCAAAAGTTGGTTACAATACAGCAAATATTGCTGCTAGAAAATTAAAATATTATGAATACTTTTATGGTGCAGAGGGTGGTGGTGTTGTTAAAGATGCTGGTGCAGCTGATCCTGGTGTAAATAATGATACTGATGCAACAAATCCTGGTCCATCTAAAGCATCTATAACAACTGGTTCTTTTGGTTTAGGTTTCCGAGATCCAAATAACAAATATCCTCTAAAAGATTATATCGGTGAATCTGATATGAATCGTTTATCTCGTGGTATTATTGAGGGAACTATTATTAAACTTAAAGATGCTAAACGTGTATTTAACGTACCAAAGGCATTAGATAATGGATCTTGGGATCAACCTCTTGCGCCATATGGTGCAAAATATCCTTTCAATAAAGTTTATGAATCTGAATCTGGTCATATTCAAGAATTTGATGACACACCATCACAAGAACGTGTTCATACATATCATCGTTCTGGTACATTTACTGAGGTTGATCCAAACGGAACTCAAGTAAATTATATTGTTGGTGATAATTTCATTCTTATGGAAGCCAATGGGTGTATCCATGTTGCTGGTGAGTGTAATATTACGGTTGATGGTAATACAAATATCTATGCACGTTCAGATGCTAACATTCAAGTTGACCAAAACGCAACTTTAAAAGTTGGTAATAATTTAGATATCGGTGTAGCCCAAGATGTCACTATGGCAGTTGGTGGAGACTATTCTGTAAAAGTTGCTGGTAATTATAAAATTCAAGCATCAAATATTTCTCAGAAATCTGATAATGATTACAATGTTCAAGCTAATACTAAGGTTAGTCTGAAGTCATATGAAACAAATATCGAAGCTGGTTCTGACATGAATATTTTAGCTGGTGGAACATTAAATGCTGATTATTCAGAAGGACAATTTGGTAATGGTGCTTCTGGTGCTAATGATGTTGACGCAGTTTCTTTAACTCCTCCTTCGGCTGGAATTCCTTTAAATACTTCTATTCCATATTCAGTTCCCCCAATTAGGGAATTTGAAGATAAAGCTGTTATTGAAACACCAGAGGATTGGGATACACCTGAAGGAAGAAGTAATGCAAACAATATCCAGAAAACTGAAGGTGTTGCGATAACAACACCTGCAATAGCAGAAGAATCTGGCAAACCAATAACTGGCGGTTCTGGTAAACAGGTTGAAGTTGATAAAACACAAATTCAAACAACCAAAGACTTTACTAATGATTATCGTTTATCTAAGAATATCTCATTAGGTATGGTAATTTGGGGTGGTGTTGGTGGTGATCATAAGTTGACCCCACAAATGCTTAAACCTAACAAAGACGCTCAAGAACGTCTATATACCGTCCAAGAAATTGTTGGTAATTTGGCTGACACTGCAAATAACGTTCTAGAAAAAATTGTTGATGTTCTGCCAGGTGGAATGTCTGGAAGAGGGTCGCAATGGGTTATTACTTCTGGATATCGTTTAAAAGGTGTTGTTGCTAATGAATCACCAACTTCAGATCACTGTAAAGGGCATTGTGTTGACATTGGTTTAACATTACCAGATAAATATAATAAGACATATCAATTAATTCAGCAAATTGAACCATTAATTGTTTATGATCAATTAATCCTTGAATATAGATACCCAGATAAAGTTTGGATGCATATTGGTTTCCGTAGAGACAATAATAGAAAACAAGCCTTTACTATGGTTAATGATAAAGTATTCAAACGAGATTCTAAGAATATCCCTTCAGGGTTCTATTTGATAACAAATATTCCACCTAAAGGTGCAGCATAATGGCAGGATTCGCAAAAGAGGGGGATTTATCTCAAGGTATAGATGGACCAGCGACTCCGTTAACGTACAAAAATCAAGCAGTTAAAACCTTTGTCCAAGGGATGAGAATTGCTTTAGTTGGAGACCAATATCAACCCCATCAAGTTGGTTTATCAACTCATATTGCATCACAAAGAGAAATTATAGATGGTTCATCTAAAACTTTCTTTGAGGGTAAAAAGGTAGCCAGATATGGGGATCCAATTGCTGATGGTGATAAAGTTGGTGGAGATGGCTTCAATACTTTTATAGAATAACTAAATAATACCTATGAGCAGAAATACAAGAATATTTTCAGATCTAGATCTAAATTTTACCCCTCATCCAGTGACGGGGGATATCACATTACGTGTTGATGAAGATGCTATTAAACAGGCTCTGAAAAATTTGCTTCTTATTCGTCACTATGAAAAACCATTTCATAGTGAAATTGGTTCACCTTTAAATGAGTTGTTGTTTGATCCAATTACTCCAATTACAGGTTTAATGACTAGACGTGCAATTATTGATACGATATCCAATTTTGAACCAAGAATAGAAATTCTAGACGTTGAGGTTATATCTTCAGAGGATCAAAATTCAATGTACGTTAATCTTGTATATAAAATAGTTAACACAGAACGACCACTAACTCTTGACTTCGTTTTAGAGAGAACACGATAATGGCACAAATAACAAAAAGAATTAAAGTTAATTCATTAGACTTTGATGAAATTAAGTCTAATTTAAAAGACTTTTTAAGAGCGCAAGATAAGTTCCAAGATTATGATTTTGAAGGATCTGGTTTTAATATTCTCTTAGATGTTCTGGCATATAATACTCATTATAATGCTCTATATACAAACCTTGCAGTTAATGAGATGTTCTTGGATTCAGCATCTAAGCGTTCTTCTGCAGTTTCTCTAGCTAAAATGTTGGGTTATACACCAAACTCTGCAAAATGCGCAAAAGCTATTGTAAACTGTACTATTACTGCCCCAACATATAATCCAGAAGTTGTTACTTTACCATCTGATCAACCGTTTTTAACTTCTATTGATGGTGTATCTTATACATTTTATAATACTTCTGATATTACTACTGTTGCAGTTGGTGGTCTTTATACTTTTAACAACGTTGAATTAATTGAAGGAACTCCTTTAGTTTATAATTATACTATTAAAAATGGACAGAAATATATTATTCCAAACGCAAACGTTGATCTAACAACATTAAAAGTTAAAATTAGAGAACAAGCAACTGATGATAGTTATTTGGTTTATAGTCCAGCTGAGTCTATGACATCACTTGATGCTAACTCAAAATCTTATTTCATTAAAGAACTAGATAATGGTATTTTTGAAGTCTATTTTGGTGACGGTGTTGTTGGTTATAAACCAGTTGATGGAAACTATCTAACATTAGAATATTATGTTTCTTCTCTTGAAGGACCAAATGGTTCAAACACTTTCTCTTATGCAGGTAGTGCTCTTTTAGGTTCAGGTCTTACTGTATTGGCTTCTACTGCTGCTTTAGGTGGTTCTTCTCCAGAAACTATTGATTCTATTAAATACAATGCACCACGTTTATATGCTGCTCAAAATCGTGCTGTAACAACTGAAGATTACAAATCTTTAATCTATAAGAACTTCCCTCAAGCTGACTCTATCGTTGTTTGGGGTGGTGAAGATAACGACCCTCCAGTTTATGGTAAAACTTTTATCTGCATTAAACCAACAGATTCTAGTAAACTTACAACTGCACAAAAAGATTATATTAAAACTAACATCATTGCTCCTAAGTCTATCGTTTCTATTACACCAGAGTTTATCGACCCTGAATACTTTAACGTTCAAATGGATGTTACAGCATACTATAATGCTAAGATTTCAGATAAAACACCAGCGCAATTAGAAACTATTATC